AGCAAGACCAAAGGCAAAGCCAAGGGCAACTCGACCTAATGCTCCAAAGCGTGGTCAATCTCGTATTGCACGAGGTGGCAGAGGGAGAACATTCTCTCGCAGAAGCGGCAGAAATAAAACATCTGCTAAAAGCAATGCAAATCCTATGAATGCAATGGGTTCTGCTTTGGATGCAATGGGTTCTGTTGTTGGAGGTTTACCCAATGTGTTGAAAACACCAACACAGATGACTCAGCCAAAACCACAAAAGAAAAGAACAATAATGGATTTAGATCCAGCCTATAGACCTGCTGGAAACTTAGGAAGCTTGCTTGGTAATCAAACGCCTATGGACGGCTTATTGCCTGAATCATTTTTTGATCCTAAAGAGGCAGTTATGTATAAAGATCCATATGCACATGGAGCTGTTACTGAAGATATGGGCGCGCCTGTATATTTTAATACTACTGATGGCAAGCCCCCAAGACTCCTTCCAGAAGGTGGATTTGCAAATTATGTGCCAATACCAATACCCCGTCCGAAAAAACCCAAAAGACCAATAACTCAAGACATTATAGAAGTATCATATGCTCCAGACTATTATGATAATATTCCAGTACCAACAGAGCCAATAGCTCCAAATGCTGGTTTTCCAACTCCTGCTTCTACCCCTTCTAATAAGCCACCAAGGAGAGTAACTCTTTTGCCACCAGCAAGTTATCTAAACAGACCAAGACCTGATCCTATTCCTGATCCAGTGCCAGAACCAACACCGCTTCCTACAATAAATCCTTATATGGAAAGATTAAGAGAGCTTTATGGTGATGACTATACTCCTCCTCCAAGAACAGGTCTTAGAACTGCTGATTTTAGAGATGTAGATAATAACGGAATTGATGATAGGGATCAACCATATATTGGACCAAGACCATCTAACCTTGGACCTATTTATAGAGAGACTCCTGTTCCTCCTCCTGTCGTAGAACCTCTGCCAAGGGTAGTTAATGATATGCCGCGAATACCGCCATCTAGGGGTGGAATGAATCGCCGAAGAAATAGAGGGCAAGATCGCCGCATGAGACGCAGAATGAATCGCCGCATGAGACGACAAGAAAATCGCCGTAGACAAGCTAATTTAATGCAAGAAATTGCTCGTTTAAATCAAGCACTAGCTTCTATTCCATCCTTTAATTCTTCTTTGAGACCTATACAAAATCCAGAAACAATTTTTCAACTTCCAGATATTGACGTATCTGAAAGATCTGGAATAGGACGTAACATAGGTGGACTTTTAGATATAGAATACATGTAAAAATTATGGCTAAACCAAAAAGTAAAAAAGATGCTTGTTACCATAAAGTAAAAGCTCGTTATAAAGTTTTTCCATCGGCTTATGCCAGTGGAGCAATCGCTAAGTGCAGAAAAGTAGGAGCAAGCAATTGGGGGAACAGCAAAAGAAAACCAGCATAGATGGCAGTTCGGAAAACAAAAGCAGGTGCAAATCTGAAAAGATGGTTCAAGGAGGAATGGAAGGATGTTCGCTCTGGAAAGCCCTGCGGCAGACAAAAGGGAGAAAAGCGAGGAACGCCATATTGCAGACCATCAAAACGTGTAAGCTCAAAGACTCCAAAGACTGCATCCGAAATAACCCCATCTCAAAAAAGATCTAGAATAGCTCAAAAGAAAAGACTAGGGCAACCAGCAGGCAAGCCAAGAAGAGTAAAGTCTATAAGAAAAGCATGAGAAAAGAACACAAAAGTAAAAAGGGTGGACTAACTCAAGCTGGAAGAAATTACTTCAAGCGTAAAACTGGTGCTAATTTAAAGCCACCAGTTACTTCGTCTAACCCAAAAGGCAAGGACAAGGCTCGTAAAAAATCATTTTGTGCTAGAATGGGTGGAGTAAAAGGACCAATGAAAGATAAAAAAGGCAGACCAACAAGAAAGGCTCTAGCACTTAGAAGGTGGAAATGTTAAATGTCTAGGTATTCATCATATGGATCTGGTGACTCAACTATGCGAGATGAGTTTGATGCTGGTTTTTTTGGTTTTAACAATAGGTACAGACCTGACCAATTAAAGCAAGGTGTACTCGCAGATAGTCAAAATGGTCGAATGAACCTAAATGGCGAATGGCAAGTTCGCAAAGGAATTGATGCCGTAAGTAGCGTATTAATTAATCCTAGCAGTGGAATTACATTATCTTTTACTCTTAATGACTCTAGCCCTCCTACGATTGACAATGATGCACAACCAAGAATTTGGGCTTCTTGCGCTTTTTCCAATCCAAATGATACAACTGGTCAGTATTTGATTGTTGCACTAAATGATAGAGCCTCTGCGACTAACCTAAGAACTGGCAATTCCCTTACATTGAGTTACCCATCTGGATATGAATTAGGTGGATTATCTTTTTTGTTACAAGCATTTCAACAAGTTGTTTTGTTTAAAGAGGGATCTACAGCCTTAGTATGGGATGGTGAATTTGATTCTATCAGTGCAGACAGCCTAGATATAGGAAAAAACTATACTATTGATGTTGTAGGAGATACTGATTGGAATACTGTAGCAGGAACATCAGCAATAACTTATTCTGTTGGCGATGTTATAAAAGTAGAAGCTATAGGCTCAGGAACAGGAAAAGCATTTTCTGCATTTACAAGAGTTCCTAGTGGTCCTTATACACAACCAGTCCAAATTGGAGACTCTGGCAACAATACAATAATTACCAACAATGTAGCAACTGTAACAGCAACTTCTCATGGTCTCTCTATTGGTAGTGATATTGTCGTATCTAAAGATGGAAACGGAATTTCTATTGGTGATAAATTTAAGGTAGCAACAGTTCCAGATGCAAACTCATTCACATTTTTTATACAAATAGGCGATCAGTCTGCACAAAATATATCATATACAAAACCTGTTTCTGTTGGAACAGGATTTACGCATATGCCTGCTCCAGCATTTGGTGTATATCATCAAAATCGTTTAGCAGTTCCATTTGCATATGAAAACACTACTACGGAAAATACATTTTTAGACATTGCTACAAAGGACGAAGTAATACTTTCTCAGTTATTGGACATTAATACATATGATGATATAAGAACTGCCGCTTTTAGATTAAATGCTGGATCTGCTGACTTTATTGTTGGGTTGCATTCTTTCTCTGAACAAAACTTATTAATATTTTTAAGAAATAGCATATTTGTTATTCAGACAATTGGTGATTTATCTAATGCCGATAGCTCCCTAATTACCAATGAGGTAGGATGCGTAGCCAGAGATAGTATTGTTCAAGTTGGTAGCACTATGTTATTTCTTTCTGACAATGGAGTTTATGGTGCATCATTCCAAGATTTATATAACCTTAGAGGTAACGAAGTCCCACTAAGCGAATCAATAAATGCAACCATAGAAAGGATAAACAGAAATTTATGGGATAGATCATCTGCTGTATACTTTGACAACAAGTATTATATAGCAGTTCCAATTAACTCTGTTGGTGCAAACGGAGAAGAAGTATTAGCATCTAGAAACAATGTAGTCCTAATATATAATTTTATTAATTCTCAATGGGAAAGCATAGATAGCGTCAACAATAGTCAATTTGACTTTGAAAGACTTATAGTGGCTGGTGATGGAGATGCAAGAGGTGTCTATGTTGTAAATTCTTTTGGTGGTGTACACAAGTTAGATGAAAGACTAGATGGAATTGACAGACTAGCGGCTGATCCTGCGGCGGCTGGCAATATTACAACACATAGCATACCAGCTACTTGTACTACTCGCCAGTATACAACTGGATCTACAGACAGAAAAAAATGGAATACATTTGAAATACAAGTAGAATCATCTCCTGAAAGAGCATCTAATTTTAATCTTATAGCCGAAACAGAAAACATAGATTACAACTTAGATCTTGGTTCTCTTGAATCTAGATTAGGGGGCGAACAACTAGAGGCTGGAGAGGATGTATCCATTCGTGGTAGAATAGGTAATAGTAGAGCTTACGGAATACAACTAACAATTAACAACACATCAGGTCGCCCTAGAATAAAATCGATTAAAACAACTGGAGCGCAAGCATTTAACTCAACAAACAAAGCTATATAATGGGAATATTATCAGTACAAACACCTTATGTAGATGGCGCAACAGTAACATCTACAAATTTAAATCAGCTAGTTACTAATGCATCATTTACTTCTACAGCAGTAGATAACGTCACAACACAATTATCTGGTGGCGCAATTGTTGTAAAGGATGATGCAATAGACAAACAAAAGCTAGATGCAACTGTTCAGGGTATTATAGAAAAAACTGGAACAGCTTACTTTGGTGCTGACAAAACTGGCAACACCAGAGGAAATACATCACTAGACATACAGTCACAGCGTTCAGCAATTACACAAGTAGCAGGTGGTATTAGCTCTGTAGCAATAGGATCAAACAATACTGCTTCTGGGAACTATGGAGTTGCTATGGGTCGTGCAAATACAGCAACAGGTCTTAATACAGTCTGCATAGGATCAACTAATACAAGTGCTGTAGCAGGCTCACTCGTAATGGGAAAAAATTGTACAGAATCTGGTACTTA